AATGGTGAAAGAGTGGAATGGTGCTTTGGTTCACATATCTGAATATGAGCCTAAATCTCCTCAATTAGATCCAAAGGTTTATGGAGGAGATCCACAAGCTTTAAGAAACACAAGAGTACAACATAATATTGGAAACATGACAGTAGATGTAGGATCTTTTCAAGGAACATTAGGTATACCAACATTTAGTTCTAATGGTATGATGCCTCTTGCACCTGGAAGAAGATTAGATGTTTTAAGTAGAATAGGAAGGGTTACGGTAGTTACATAATGGCTGGAATAACATATTCAGATTTAGTTACAAAAATAAGAAACTACACAGAAGTAGACAGTACTGTATTTACAGACGCTATCGTCAACGGCTTTATATTAGACGCTGAAGAAAGAATATTAAGAGATGTAAATACGGATGCAGATAGAAGATACGCAACATCGACTATGATAACATCACAAAAATTTTTGAATTTTCCAACTGGAGCATTGGTTATAAGAGCATTACAAATAACAAGTGGTTCTGATAAAATTTATTTAGAAAAAAGAGATACTACTTTTATTGATGAGTTTAATCCAGCAAGCGCTACTGGTGTGCCAAAATACTACGCTAACTTTGACGATGATACTTTAATGTTTGCTCCCATACCAAATACTACATTTGCTATCCAAGCTAGTTATGTGGCTAAACCAGATGGTTTATCATCATCAAATACTCAAAGTTATTTGAGTGAAAGATTTCCAAATGGTTTATTATATGCATGTTTAATAGAAGCTTTTGGTTACTTGAAAGGTCCTTTGGATATGTTGCAATATTACGAAAAACAGTATACAAATGCTATATCCAAGTATGCTGTCGAGCAAATTGGTAGAAGAAGAAGAGACGATTATTTCAATGGTGCGATAAGAATAAAAATAGATTCACCGTCACCATAAACAGGAGAAAAATTATGGCAATAACAACAAGTGCAATTACAAGTTCATTTAAAAATCAATTATTAAGTGGAACACACAATTTTGATGCATCTGGTGGTAATAAATTTAAATTAGCCTTATATACTGATTCAGCAGTTATAGGACCATCACTAGCATCTTTTACAACTGCAGGTCAGGTTACTGACTCAACAGGAGACTATTCATCTGGCGGTAAAGTTTTAGCAAGTCAAACACATAAACTTTCTGGAACAACAGCTATAGTGGACTTTGCAGATCTATCATACTTAACTGCTACGATTACTGCTATGGGTGCATTAATTTATAATACATCACAAGCAAACAAATCGGTTGCAGTTTTAGACTTTGTTTCAAACAAAGTATCAACATCAGGGACTTTTACAATTCAATTTCCAAATTTTACTGACACATTAGCTATTATCAGATTAGCATAGGGGGTAGAATATGGCTGCACCAGATAGTTGGGGTAACGGACAGTGGGGTCAACTTGCGTGGGGTCAACAAAATTCTATTACTGTAGGAGTATCTGGATTATCAGTAACAAGTTCTATTGGATCTGTTAATACAACAGCTGAATTAAATGTAGGTTGGGGCAGACAAGAATGGGGTAGCTTTGCTTGGGGAGTTGCTTATTCAGTAGCACCTACTGGATTGCAAACAACTATTTCATTAGGAACTGCTGCAGTTAAAGCTGGAGCAAAAGCTACAGTTTCTAATAATTTAATTACATCTGGTGTAGGAACTGTTGATATAGAAGCAGATGCTACTTTTGTTCATATTCATGCACCACAAATAAATAGTGCAGTCGGCACACCAATTGTATCGGATAATGAATTTGTATCACTCACTGGTCAATCAATAACTTCTGCACTCGGAAATGCAGGTGTTGTTTCAGATAGAATTGTACAACCTGATGGAATAGGTGTTAATGTAAGTCTTGGAACTGTTGTTCCTTTTGCTGATATTACAATAAGACCTACTGGAT